TCACTTGTTTCATTACTAATCGCAGTTGACAAAGATGTAGGGTCGAATGTTGGTATGTTGTCAATTAAAGTTTTCAGTGAAGTATCTCCACTTATTCTATCACTAACCTCTTGACTTATCGCTGTTGATAAAGATGTAGGGTCAAATGTACTACCTGATGAAGAACCACCACTTACAATAAAATCAATAAGGTCATTATTAAACATATTTAATTGTGACCCTTTTATTGTCCCAGAAGCGTTTGTATTCAAAAATCTATTATTAAAATCGTGTAATTGTTGTGCGTCCATTGTATGTATTTATTTATTTTTTTATGGGATGTTTATACCACCACCACTAAAACTTATCCCTTGAATACCATACCCATCTTGTTTGAATGATTCTAAAATCAATCTTTTTGTGTTCTGGTTCAAGATACCATTAATTTCTTGATTAATATTAACCCCTATTCTTACATATTGTCTTATCTGTCCTTTGTTCGCCATCAATATAACCGCCTTATGGTTTTGGTCACTCTGACCAACTACCAAATCCCCACCCTGTATTAAAAGGTCATAATTTTTATCAATTAAATAATCTTGTCTCATGTTTCTATATATTATTTTTTAATATACCAATATTATGTAATTTGTGCAGGCGGACTTGGTGCTGTTGTTGCGCCAGGATAAGGAGCACATACAACCACTTGACCCGCAGGAATTATTATTGTGGCTGACTTAATATAGTCATCAAAACAAGTAGCCAAATCTGCTGCTAAACTATTTAATTTAGTGTCTTGTTCACTTGTTAAATCTCCATCATATTGAGATTTTAATGTATTATATAAAGCGGTTTTTAATGTTAATTTTACTAATGCCATTTTATTTTAATAATTTTTTTATATCAGTTGATAGTTGAGTAAATGTTGCGATGTTCAGAGGATAACCACTTGTCCCAGCGGGAGTTGGTACAGAAATCTGCTTAATCGCAGTAATTAATTGGTCTAACAAATCTGCTAAGTTTTGTTCACTATTTTTAATACTGATTTTATCATCAAATGACATAAATGCTCCATCAGATGTTTCAATAGATATGGTGTCTCCACTTATCTTTACATCTACACTTTCTATATCAATTAATGTGGTACTATAATAATGCCTGTTAGTTATTTGTTGTGCTTCAAATATAATAGGTATTTGGTTTGTAATATATGTCAAATATACATAACTACCCACTGCGATGTCATAGTGAGTAATGTTTTCAACATCATAAAGATAATTACCTTTATTTGGTATATCATAATCAAAATATTCATTTAATAATTCAATTGTATATGTTGGTGTTGTTATTTCTCTAACTACACCTACCCTTGTGTACAAGTTAACATTACTCATTATATTTTGAGTTATCTGCTTTAATGCATTGTATATGTTTGTCTTATTTTCAATTATCATTTGAGAAACTGCTTAATTTTTTACCTAATGTTATTTTCTGTCTTAATCCACTACTTATATCAAAAGTGGTCTCTACACTATCAACTAAATGTTTTTCTCCTACACCATATAAATTAAGATATACAATATCTGTTAAGTTTACACCCTGTTCTATAAATGTTGTAAATGACCCTTGTTTGGCCTTTTCTGCATCTAACTTCTCCCATGCATTTACCACTAATTTCTTTAATGTTGCTTCATCAACACTTGGGTATTCAATTTGTATAGTGTTATCCCTTTCAGTTGTATATGGTACAAAAGTAGGAGCATCAAGACCATTTGGTGTTGGTGCTATTGCATAGGCTATCTTTAATTTAGATATGGTTGATTTGGTTGAATTAGCCTTAATTACATATTTAGTTAAATCAATGTTGTATTGGTCAATATCAATGTCAATTACAAAGTTCCAATTCTTACCATTATTTTTAGGCATTATATAAGGATAGGCATAATACTTTGTTTCTTTAATTACTCTTTTGCTAACATATATACCATCTACATCTGTGTAAATATAAACATCTAACTCATCTGCCAACATACTTAATACTTCAAATGGGGATAAGGGATCCTTTAATATGAAATTACCCTCAAATGTAAGGTCATCGAAATATATTGGGAATGCTTCATATGCACCATATTTTATTTCTATGTACCCATCTTTCAATGTGTTATACCCTTTTGTTGATTCTAAAATTATGTCTTTGACACTTGCTTTATTTAATGAAAACTTTGTTCTTGGTAGTTTCTTTAATTGATAGGAATACCCCTCCATTTCTAATGTTAAGTCAGTTTTAGAAAGTGTAAAGTTAGTTATATACCCATTAAAATATTTACTTGGCTGTCTTTCTATATCATAATACCCCATCCTACATTCAACATAATCTCCTATATGTATATTAATATCTCCATATGATATGTATTGAGTGTTATATGTGATATTTTTTAATGGTAATTCTACATATAAATTAGCCACAAGATTTTTAATTGATACAACATAGTTTAAGTTTGTTATACCATTAATTTTAATTGTTTCATTATCTTTTTTTACTAAAATATCAATAAATGTGTTTACCATTTTTAACTTTTTTGTTTAATGAATGGTTCGTATTCCTTATCAGACAACATTGTTAAGTTAACTACCAATATATTATTATATGTTTCATGTTCTGTTATTGAATTAACACTCTCTATAACTACCTTATCTATATCATATACATTATTCAATAATGGACTATTAATATTTATTTCAGTTTTTATAGTGTTTAATTCTAAAAATCTTATTAATTCGTTTTGGTTTATCTCCATATGTCTGCGACCATAAATATAAAAAGTAAAATCAATCTCCCAATCTGATAAGGCAACCATTTCTTTTATGGTGCCCTCATAGCCATATACTTGTGTTTTATTAATTATCTTTGATTGGTTTAATTTCATTACCGGCATTTCGATTAAAAATACATCTTCCCCATTTACAAGTTCACACCATCTGTCTGCTATTGGCATACCTATACTTGATTTTGAAGTTAATTTATACTCTAACCCATCCTCATTGGTTGTTCCAAAACTATCAGACCCATTATATAAGATTTTGTAATAATCTGGGTCAGATGGGTTTTCATATACTTTTAATTGTACACCTTTTTTATAGGAGTATAAATCAGAAATACCTATCCCACCTAATAAATTACTGAATGTTGATAATGGATTTACTTTATATGTATTCATTATTATATTTTAATTTTGTGAACTAAATGCGAACATCGCTTTGTTCAATTCAGTTAATATCATTTCCTCTACCTTTTTAGTTGATTCAGTAAGGTTTGTAGTATTGAAGTTTTCTATACCTGTTAATTGTTGTATGTTTAATGTTATATTTTTAATGTTTCTCTTTGTTGAAAGTTCAGTAGTCAAATCATTTACACCTGCACTTGGTTTAAGGTCAAACTTAACAGCGTCAATGCCTGGTATTTTCATCCCCTCCATTGTTTTAATCTTTTGGTCAAGGTCTTTAATAGTACCATATATTTGACTTCTTGATGCATTACCCATTTTTGCTAAAAATTGGTCTTCCCCATATTTTAGTTGAGTAGTAGTTATACCTATTAATTTCTGCATTTCAAGAAACTCACTCTGTGTTTTGTTTTTCTTACCATTTAGTTCACGCATTCTTGCAACATTTTTCTCATATGCCATACCTTGTTCAGATACTTTATATGCAAGTTTTGCATTGTCTAAAATTGCTTCTTGTTCATCCCTTGATTTTTTAAGATTGTAAAATAATTCAACTTTTTTAGTAGTTGAAAGTAAGGCTAAGTTTTCATATTCAACTGCTAACTCTTTCACATTGTTAGCCAAATCTTTTGTTCTTTGTATTTGGTCAGCAAACTTTTGTTGTTCAATTGTACCCTCTTTTATACGTCTATTCATTTCAATTAACTTTGAAGCCAAATAAATTAAACCTGTTATTACAAGCCCTATCATATTTGCTTTCATTGCTGTGTTCAAACTTTTAGTCCAAAATATAGCACTTTGTAAACCCCTATTCATTGCAATTATGGCAACCCTATGTAAATTGACCGATATAGTCCATAACTTTAATCCTACATTTGCTGCAACAACTGCTGCCTTATATATCAAAAACCATTTTATTGCACCGATTATATTTTTAATCCAATTAACAATTTTCTCTTGATTTTCTAATATTCGATTAGATAACTCAATCATACTCCTTATCCACTCTTTTAATGGGCCGGAGTTCATGTCCATAATTTGAGCAATTACATATTTCAAATTACCGGCAAATGTTGACCATAACCCGCTTATTGTCTGTGATTGTTTGTCCATCATACCAAAGAATCTACCCCCTGATGAAGTGGCTGCAAGAAATGCGTCACTTACCATTTGGGCTGAAATCTTACCAGCCTCCATATCGCGTCTAAGATCAAGCATTGATCTACCTGTCTTCTCTGACATGACTTTCAAGGGATTGAAACCACCCTGAACAAGTTGTAAAAGATCCTGACCCATTAGACGACCTGTTGATTGTATCTGTGAAAAAGCCAAAGTCATTCGGCTTAATTTTTCTGATGACCCTTGTGATACATCCCCTAACATCTTAACATTTTGCATTACTTGGGAAGTTTCAACACCATATGCCATCATCATCTTTGCACTCTCAATTATGTCTAAATTGCTATATGGTGTTCTGTTGGCGAAATCATTTAAGTCAGTCATCAAACCTGCTGCTATCTCTGCATTACCTGTTAATACCTCAAATGAAACTCTTGTTTGTTCAAGTTCTGCCCCTAGTGAAATCACTGACTTAACCATTAATCCTATACCAAGACCGCCTGCAACTACACCAATTTGACCCATCATATTTCTAAACAAACTTGTTGACTTGTTTATACGTCTGTCTATGTTGTCAAATGATTTTTTTGTTCTACTATCTAAATCTGCGAATACATTTTTATTTCGCATATTGATAACTATATCTATGGTGCTTTGGTCTGCCATTTTTAGAATTATTTGTTTTCACTATATATAAAAAATCCAAAACAATATATCAATTATTTTGGATTCAATTTATCAACTAACCACATCATTTCTGCTAAATGTTGTGCATATCTATCTGCATCTATGCTTCTTAGATATTCAGGTTGTAAACCCAAATGATGCATTAAAAGTACTTCTCTTTGAAGTTTATTACCAATCAGAGATTGTTTTTTCTTAATCTCCTTTTGGTAAAAAATTACTTTTTTTCGATACTAAGTTCTTTTGCATTGAACATTTCACTAACAAACTTCATACTTGACTTTATTAGTTTCTTGCTTTCATAAAACTTGTCTCCATCAAGATACAATGACTGCAATGCAAGTTGAGTACCTGTTAACATTTTGGTAGATATGATGTTAAGTAGATTTTCTTCTTCACTTAGGTTAGGTTCTCTTAAATAAGTTACCCATTCCTTTACACCATCTTCTCCAATTTCTTTTTCATCCTTTTCAACCTTTAATACATAGATTTCCTCTGTCATAGGGATATTATGTTTCTTTTTTAATAATAAGATTTGATTATCATCCATTTTTTTATTTGATTATTTTATACTATATATAAAAAAAATTAGGCTGATATTTGTTTATTTCAAAAATCTTTTGTATCTTTGTGAGATATAAATATAAATATGGATGAAAAAAAGTATTATGTGTATGTGACCACTAATTTAATTAATGGTAAACAATATGTTGGAGAACATTGGGTTGATGCTCAAAGTTACAAATATATTGGTAGTGGAGATGCTTTGAAATTAGCCATTAAGAAATATGGTAAAATTAATTTCAAATGTGATATAGTTGAATGGTATGACACAAGAAAAGAAGCATTTGATGCGCAAGAAATATATATCAATTCGCTGAACACACAATGTCCTAATGGGTATAATATTAGTCCAAAAGGAGGTCATGGGGTTGTTGGCTGTATTGCTGAATCAACTAAAGAAAAAATTAGAGTTTCAAGGGGTGTTTGGACACATACAGAAGAAGCCAAAGAGAAAATGAGAGGTAGAATTGCAAGTGATGAAACAAAAAAGATATTAAGTGAAATTAGAAAAAATCAAGTTTTTTCAGAGGAATCAAGATGTAAGGCAGGTTTATCTTTACAAAAACATTATGAAGGGAACCCAAGAATTATACCACAAGATGTATGTGATAAAATTAGTAAAACAATGACAGGTAGAACATTACCACAAGAACATTGTGATAATATTAGTAAAGCCTTTGAAAAGAAAAGAATTGAACAGGATTTACCACCAAAAGAAATTAAAAGAGAAAGTATAGTTGGAGAAAACAACCCTAACTACAAAGGTGGTGTAACAAGTAATAAAAGAGAATGGAACAAATTATGTGAAAGTAGAAGAGATAAAGAAAAAAGAAAAATGTGGCTTGATGAATATAATAATAGGCCAGAAGTAATTGAAAGAATAAAAGCAAATGATAAAATTAGAAATGAAAAAAAGAGAGAACAAAGACGTTTGAAAAAATTACAACAACAAAAAGGGGATAAATAATATCCCCTTTTTTTATTTAATGTAACTACTTAGATACCAACATTTTGAATATGACTTGCTATAAAATCAACTGATGAAATGAAATGTTGATCACCTTGCTTATGCGCTTGACCAACTTTTGTTAATTTCACATTTAGAATATTTGTTGCCCTAATATTACTCAAATTACTATAATACGTGATTGAGATATTAAAAACAGGTATGTCTAAAATTGAGCCCATTGGACTAACTACTCCTGCTGCTACACATAACTTAAAGAACTCACTGATAGCGATTTCCATACTTCCTGTTACTACTCTGTTACCTATACCCAATGCTTTACCTGATTGTCCAAGACCTACTGAAAATGATGCTTCTTCACTTTCATCAAAATTAATTGACTCTAAAAAGAAAACAGAACTTCCTAACATCTTGACATCCAGATCTTTCCATGAATATGCGTGACCATTTATATTTAGGCTTGCAGAATTATCTGCTGCAAACGCAAGTGGATTGAAACTTCCCATTATATTTATTTATTATTTTTTATGCAATTGATGCTGCAAAACCAAGGCTTACAACTATCTCATTTGCTGTTGCATATGGTACAATTTTTACTACAACTTGTAAAGTATTGGTTCCTAATATGTTTTGTTTTGGGTCTATAAATACTTTATAGTCAGATATTTCCCCATTTCCTTTCATATTTGCTAAACCTGTACCTGCTAATACTTGTAGTTCGTTAACTCTTGCTGCTGCTATGTAACCCTCACTTGTTAACTGAATTGGCCCATTTAATTCTCTTGATAAATAAAGATTAATTTGTCTTGCGGCTTTATTAATTGTTCTATTTCTCTCAATTGAATTGTAATCATCAATTTTTGAAGTTGCCGTGAATGATTGATTCAAATAAACTGAATTGTCTCCAACATATTTTTGAAAAGAAACATAATTTTTATCAAAAATGTTTGTTTTCAAATAACTATCACTTAAAGTGTTAATTGCTACACCATTACCCAATGCTGGGTTTGAAGTGATTGCATTATAGTTATTTAATGCATTGTATGCAGGACTAACATTTACTGCCATATTTGCGGTTGCCCCCAATACTGCCCCTACTTCTGGAAGAGATGCGGTTGGTGTTAATGTTTGGTCTCCATCTTGTGCAATAACAACTGCTAAATTACTATATGCTGCTGCTGCAAAATCTGGTAAGGCTGTATAAGTCATACCTGATGTGTTCATACCTACAATACCTACTGCATTCATCTTTGCTGATTTTAATCCAACTAACGCTGTATTAATATTTGCAACGATGGTGTCAGATAATGTACGTGTGTCAAAAATACCTAAGTTGTTAATCTTACCCTCTGCGAACTTCTGTATATATAGTAATTCAGTACCATAAGTGGTTGCTGAATTGGAAATAAATGCTACCCAAAGTAAACCATCAGGTTTAATTTTGAAAAAGTTTGCAATTTGGTAATTTACAACAGGCATTAAAGATGCTGTTATCCCTTTGCTTTCTGCGTCAGATATACTACTGATTTGTATAATGGATGAACCACTGATTGCAGTTAATCCAGTTACAGATGTGGTTGAAAACACCCCGTTGAAAACTAAGCCTGAAATCGCATCAATCGAAGCACTTGAACCTAATAATGCTCCATTTGTATAATTGATTGATAATTCGCCCATGTTATATTTTATATTTTTTTAAGTGGAGGTTTTTATACCCCCACTTTTATTTTTGTTTTAATTATGCAATTTCTTGAACGATTGCAACAAGACCTTTTTGGTCGTTAACTGCTCCACCACCTAATCTTGTAGTCATGGTAATGATGTCAGATGTGTATAATGCATCTTTCATATTTACAAACATTTCTGTTTGACCTACAACTCTACAAACGAAATCAGGATGATATAAAAGTGATGCAAATGAATATGTTGTACCTGTTGCACCAAATGATGCCATACTTGGTGTTGAACCACTTGCTACTGCGTTTACTAAAACTTTGTTAGAGTTGATTTTCTTGATTTGAATACCATCAATAACACCAACAATACCACTTTTTAATAGTTCGTTTGTGTAAACTTGGTTTTCAACAAACTCTGACATTTGTTTAATATCTGAATATTGTGAAGCATGAATTAATAAGATTCTACCATCACTTGGAACATTTTGTAAGTCAAGCATAGTGTTTGCTTTAATAATGTCATTGTATGTGAGTTTCTTACGATTGCCGGTTGCACCTGTTGCTAATGTTGAACCAGAAACACCAGTTGTCTTTACTGAATAAGATGACCATTTCACGTCATTAATCCAACTCCATAAAAGTTTTTGTTTTCTGAAATCATCAATACTTTCAACTAAGTGACTTGTAATAGACGCTCTCTTATCATATGAAAGTTCGTGCTGTTCATCAAGTTCAACATAATATGGTAATGTATTGATACCGAACAAACTAATTGTTTTACCACTATCTGTTCTCTTAGTTGCTACTAATGGTCTGCTATAATCGTCTAATTGTGCTTCGATTGTACCACTTTCAGGTAATGTGAATAATGTGTTATTTGAAAATGCTGAAAAGTTTTTTGACATTGCAGTATAATCCTGTTTTTCAAAAAGTTCTCTCTGTATTTCTTGTGCCCATTGTTGGGTTGCTAAAAATGTGCTCATATTTTTTAATTTTATTTTTTATATCTAACTTATGCAGTTGGATATGCTTTTTTATGTATTTTTGAGTAATACTCAGGATACATTGTTTTAATTGTTTCTAAGGTTTTGTTATCTTTTTTAAGATAATCAATTTCATCCCAATTTTCTTTACCTTTAATTAAATTATCTAAACCATCTACTTGTGCAGTGTTTACAATAATATCTGTAATTTTAGTTCTGTTTGGGATTGAACTAATAATGTTCTTAACTGATTCAAAATCTCTTTTTGCTAATTTCAAATAGTTTTCTTTTTGTACTTCTGTAATTTTTCCAGTTACTACTGAATTGTTAATGAAGTCCTCAATTTGAGCATTTACTAACTCATTCACTTTGTTTTCTAACTCAACTTTATTGCTAACCAATTCAGTTTTTTCAGTTTCCAAAGTGTTTACTTTTTCCTCTAACTCAGCCTTTACTAAAAGATTGGCTTCATTTTCAGTTTTTAATGAACTTACTTCTAATTTCATAGTGTCATATTCTGCCAATAAACTACTATAACTATTTTCAAGTTCAGTATATTTTAATTCGTTATCCATATCGAAATCTTTATTTTTTATAGAATCTTCAATTGAAAATCCTGCTGTTACATCATTCATTAAAGATGCAAGTACCTTTTCACTATCAAATATCTCATCAACAAAACCCATTGATTTTGCTGTTGTTGCGTCCATCCAAACGTCTTTGTTATCCATTAAATCTCTTAATTTGTCCTCGTTTAGACCTGTCTTGGTCTGATATATATTGATTAATTGTGAATATGCAATATCCATTTGACTTTTTAATTTACTTGAATTACTTGATGTTATTTTTGTGTTCATTGCAGGCTCATGTATCATTAATGTTGCATTCTTGGACATCCTTACTTTTTTGCAGGCAATTGCTATAATTGATGCTGCTGATGCAGCCAAACTTAATATGTTTGAAGTTGTTGGCATTGGATGACTTTTTAATAACTCGTAAATAAAAACTCCGTCATAAAAATTGCCCCCCTCTGAAAATATATTGACAACCAATTCCTTATCTCTGTTTTCTAAGATGTCTTTTTTGGCTTGCTCTCTTGTATAACTTTCAGTGAACATACTACTACCTATATGACCAATAATGTTGATTTCAACTTTATCTCCTACTTTATTAAAAATAATATTGTTCATTTTATTACTTGTCTTTTTTTTCTATATATTAATGTTTCTACACCCATTTTTTTATATATTTAATTTTTTAAGCCGTTATTGGATTTGTTGGAAAAACACACCCTGTACCTAATGTATCCCTCATATATACCCAATATTGTGCGCCTGGTATCACTACAAAAGTATTTGATGTTGTATAAATTGGTAAGTCCACATCATTTGTACTTATCCCATATTCTAAGTCAATTGGTATACCATCCTTAAATGAATGACCTGTTATGGTTAATGTTGTACCTGATATATTTATCTTTTCAAACCAAATATAATTTATTTCATTTCTAACATCATAATTTGTCCCATTAAAATCCACACTAAATTGTCCTAATTGTTCAAGTGGTGTTAATATCACATCAAATGTCCAACCAGTCATAAAATCTGTACTTATTAAACTCGACTTATCACTATAATTAAAAGTATAAGTTAATACTATTGTCTGAAACATATTATTATACTTATGTTCTACCATATCTAAATGACTTCTACCTAAATTATATGCAGTTGATGCTTCAATCAACATATGGTCTCTATATACACTATTTTGTGGGTATTCACTTGAATCTAAAACATTGACATATTTATTTAATTTACTTGCTTCATTTTGTAAATAAAATGTGTCAGTTACATTTTTCTTTCTTATTGTATAATTATCTGACCTTGGCATTACTAAATGCAAGTTTACCTTTAATGCTCCATCATTCCTGTATAATTGAGTGGTAGTTATATCTACTCTTGGTTGAAACTCAATGAAACAAGATAAAGACCTAAATGGTCGTTCTTCCTTATCATCATTATACTGGTCAGTGAATACATCTATCCATTTTATTTCAGGTAAATATTCACTGATGTAATTTTGTAATAATTTATATGTAAATAGTTCAACCATATTTTTTTCTTAGATTTTTGTAGATTACACGTTTTATTTTACTTGTTAAAATTGGGTGTACTCCTATAAATTGTCTTTGTGGTATTTCTATACTACCACCTCCTTGTAATTTCAATGCGCAAGCCTTATATACAGGATTGTTAGTGTCTTTATACATTGCCCAAAAAAAGTTCTTTTGTCTTACTGATGGTGTAAACCTACCACCCCTATTATGTATGCTTGCATATTTTTCTGTACTACCTACCCTTATCATATTGGTTCTCCTAATTAAAACCCTTACAGATTGTCTTAAATTACCTGTCTCTACCAAAGTTGGACTATTAAATGCGTTGTTTTTCCAAGCCTGTCCATAAAAACTTTTTGTTCTAAAATTATTATCTGTTTCACTGATAATAACTTGACCTATTTCATCCAATGACTGCTGAACATTTTTAATCAATTGTGCAGCCGCTGTACGAAAAACCCTGTTGTTATATTTACTTGCTGACATTACTATTAATTATTTTTTTTGGTGTACCGATAAAATATGTTTCATTTTCATTGAAAAACTTACCAGTAAAGGCTGGGTGCTGATTTTTTTCTACTTGTTGTATTGTTTGTTTTTGTGCTCTTGCTAAATCTCTTACTACTCCATCTACATCTGATGTTGATGGTACATCATATACCACTATTACCCTACATCTACAATTATATGGACTTGAACTTGGTGGTGGGTATAAATATGTCCATCTTGGGTCATTTTTAGGCATTGTCAACCCATCCAATATTGCATGTGAGTGTCTAACTCTCTCATCATTTGCTGTTGAATATCTTAACATGACATCTGGCCCTGATGGGGTACTATACCAATTATTAACATTATTTATTTGACTTCTAAATGTCCTTAATTCAGTGTCTAACCAAGCATTATTATATCTTGATTTTGAACTTGTTAGGAAATCAGTTATCACTTTTTCAGTTAATGTGCCCTTATTCAAATATATAAAATCTGTTATTTCTTTTGTCTGTTTGTAATTCCTTGCAATTGACCAACTACTGATATTTTTTTGAAATGATGTTATTAATTTATTATTTTCATAATAATCTATGTTTAATTGTTCTGTCAAATCAGTTTCAAAATGATTTTTAATTACATAATATATTTCTGGCATCAAGTCCGCCAATACACGTTTACCTGATGCAAACTCATAGAAATATGTTTCTAAAAGTTCATTAAGGGTTTGTGTCAGGTAAAATTGTGTCATCTAATTTAATTTTATATGTTTTTTCAAGATAATCTTTATCAAATGTATAAAATGGCATCATTCTGGCATCAATTTCTGCACGTGAAGCCATTGTTAAGTATTCCTCATATTGGAACTCAAAAGATATATTTTCATTTTTTAATAATCCTAACCTTTTTAATTGGGGTATTAAATATGTGTTCACAAATCTTTCAATATCTTTCAAATCTGCTTTTGTTTTCAATGCTGAAACTGATTCATGTGTGTTGGACAATGCATAACTACCACCTTGACCACCACTGAATAATAATGTACCACCAATTACCTGATTACTGATTTGGTCATTAACCATCTGAATCAGTTCCTTAAATGTTTGATAAACATCTTGACTATTAGGTTGTAAATACTCAAACTCATCATTTGTATCCATAACCATCTTTATCGCTTGACCCATATTGTCCAACTGATTCATTAATTGTAGTTCTTTATCAGGGTTTTGAATTGGAGTTTTAATAATTAAGCCTGGTATTGAATAATTCTCTGTAAATAAAGCCCATGAGTTAACCGCCAACTTTTTGTATATTAAATAAGGGGCTAGTTTACTCAAAATGCCTAAGTTTCTATTATTGTCTATTATTATTTCTATAATGTAATCATTACCATCATAACTATATGTAATACTATCTGAATATTGATTTTGTTTTATTAATTGTTTCTCAGGTATTACATTTTTTGATGGTATAGTTGTTATTTTATTTATTGTGAATAAACCCCTGTCTTTTATTATACTATCAATTTCTAAAACATTAAAACCTTGTAATGTTGCATCTACATATGCTGATATAATTTGGTCAAACCAAGCACCATTAAATAATTTAGTTTCATCTACCAACTCCTTACCATTTTCATCCCTAACCAATCTGTTAATTGATGTTAATTTTGACTTTTGAAAATTAACCACTGAATCTAAAAAAGGGTCTAACCTCAACTCAACAAAAAGGTCTAACAAATCATATCTGTTAGGTCTGTTTATATCCCTTGCAGAAGTTAATGACCATCTCCAATCTTGTATAGTCTTTTTTGTAGTGTTATCTGAATATTCTATCAACTTTTTTCTTAAAGATGCCTGTCCATCTAAAACTTCTGTCTTTTTATCAATATAAGTCGTTGCTACATTCATCATTTGTCTATATGATGCTTGTGTTGATAAGTCAACCAAAGTTTCCTTGATGACTTCTTTTTCTACCACTTCTGGTTTGAAAACATTGAAAAATCTGTTTAATCTGTTCATATTAATAGTCAAATGTTGTTTTTGTGTTGGAGTTACCATATATCCTCGCAACATATGATGTGTCTCCACTACTCATCTGTTCTAATCTTGGTGGTACTATTTTTCTACTCTGTATATTTGTTAAGTTCTCAATAGTTCTCTGATAACTTTGGTCAATGTGGTCAGGTATTATATTACCACTAACCCTCTGATATAATAAATGTCTTACTATATTCACTACCGCATTTACTATCATGTAATTCCTTGTATCCCCTGTCTTTACCAACTCTAATGATGCATCATATATGTTGCCTATATATGAAAATACCGTGTCTATACCAATCAATTCAACCCTATTTAATATGGTTGAACCACTTGTTAGTTCAGTTTCAGTCATTTCTAATAAATCTAATAAGGTGTAATCCTTGATAATCGTGTATAAATCATCCTGTTCTAAATAAATCATTTTTATGTGATTATTTTTTTATGTTTCTATATATTAAAATCCTACATTTCTATTTTTAGTATTTATACTTCCCTAATATAAACTTAATTGATTTGACTTGCCATAAAATCTTGGTGTGTTATATTCTCCATTGATTTTTCTATATTTATTCAATTTCTTTAACGCACTCTCCAATGAATCAGGAAAGTCATCATGTTTACTTGAACCATTGATGTCAAAATTAAACAACTGATTAATTCCCTCCTGATAATCTGTCTTGTCCTTTATTAATGTTGAAAAATATACCACACCATCAATAAAATAAGGCAACATACTCTCAATCCTTAACTCCTTATTTATCTTGCTCTCCTTGTCCTTTATTAATGGTAAATATATATTCCTTGCCAATTGTTTATCCCTTATATACATATAATGTTGCGTACTTTGACTAAATAAATCCTCAATATATATTGAAATTGATGGGTATATGTCAAATATCTCAAATAAATAATCTACCACCGCATCCATACCTATTCGCTTACAAAATATATCTAAAATGTGAAATTGATTGGTTGAGGTAATACCTACTACACTTACTGACTTGAAATCTCCTTTACTACTGATACTTGGGTCATAATAAGCCACTATTTTTGTGTACTGAGTAAGTGGTAATGGCTCAATGTGTTGTATCATCTCTGGTTTGAAGAACCTACCCTTTACTATATACTCCTGCTGATACTCTCTTAAAAAAGTAAAGTAATCACTTTGTAATTCCTTTATGTCATCCAATGAAAACCTCTCTGGCCAACATGACTTACCATCAGGTGTCAACATATTTACATGAGAAAAATAAGTGTTCTTCTTATCCCCACCATTTTTTATGTAATCTGTCAAATAATCCCTCTTGTACTTACCAATTAAGTTATTTGGATTGTAATTGTTCTCTACATATACATATTTGTAATCTTTTGAGGCATCAATGGTCTGTAAGATGTTTGATTTGATTGAATCCCATTGGTCATCTGCCCTACCGGCATTCATTACCAATTCATTATCTGAGAGGTCATCCATTATGATTAAATCTGGTCTGTGTCCATTGTAATTACTACCTCTCACTGATTCATTTATTGAACAAGCCTGAATTAAACAATTCTGATTAATCAATTCAAGCATATCTGCACTCCATATCGCCCCATCTACCTTGAAATTACCAAAATCATTAATCAATTTGTCATTTCTCTCTAAATGTGCCCTTATTTTAATCAATCGCTTGCGCGCATCACTGATTTTATTACCTACTATCAATATATAATGTGGTTGAAATCTGTGGTGCTTATCCCCTGCTTGCTCTGGGTGTCTGTCTGTATTTATCCTACACGCTGTCAATAACCAAGTTAAGGCAAATAAGGAGGTTATTGTTGTCTTTGATAAGGAACGAGACCACTCTAAACACATCCTCAACCTACCCTTTTTACTCAATTGTTTGAATACTTCAATGTGGAAATCTTTCATAGGTATGATTTCTTTCATACCATTAGCCAAACCCTGTGATACATCATCCTCAAAGTAATGATTGACAAACAAATCAGGCCTAACTGGGTAAAACTCCATCCTTTTCTTTTTTTGAACTAAGGTTTCTTTTGGAGATTTTAAGTTTTCTTGTGCCTTTTTCTTTAACTTGTTAATCAACAAATTATATTCCCTGTCCTCTGACTTTGTTAACTTACTTTTCTTTTCTATCATTTTTTGTTCATTAATTTTAATAATTCTTCAAGTTCAATCACTGCATATGTCTTAGTCCTATTCCTTTTGAATATCAAAAGTGGTATACGACCTTTTGAATTGGTTTCACATTGTTTTAATGCACTCCATATACTCAATTTCTCTTGATTTTTCGCTTCTATTGAAAAAGGTATCAACTTTTTAGCCAATGGACTGAATTGTATGTCCTCCCCTGGCGCTGAACCACTTGGAATTAAAATATCATCCTCTTCTAACTTAAAATATTTTAGAAAAATATCTTTAATTTCATACACCAGACGGCGTCCTTTTGCTTTTCCTGATTTTCTTTCCATTATTTTCTATCAATTACTTTTTCCATAAGCGTTTTCAATTTTTTTGAAAAAAAATATCATAAATTAATTCAGAGGTTATATAGATATAGAAAATCGCCTAATAAAATGCCCCCTGCCCCTCAATCACTTACATACTCTACCTCAACCTTTACTTTAAGTCCATCTACCATCAAATCTATTAATTAAAATAATAGATTCATATACATAATCCCCTATATCTCAACCCCTTACACAACCCACTCATACACACATACATAACAATCTGTTACTATATCAATCATTCTACTTACACTTACTATCAATTTACCCTGTTCTACTTACACTCACTATTATTTGTCTTATAATGTGTATTATGTTAAATAGGATTGTTACCATATTGATTGTTAGTGTGTTATATATCTATCTCTCCTGTTATATCTATACCCTTTGCCCTTAACCAATCACTCAACATGGATTGTATATTGGTTGCATCATTGGGTGTCACTTTGTCAGATGTGGATAATGCCTTGATTATGTCCATTGCTGCCTGTATCTGTATCTGTTTAGTTTGCATATTAAAGTCCATATGGAGACGTTCTAAGAGGAACTTAGATATTTGGATTCTTGTATCTTGGTTACTTGCTGTCCACTTCTTTACTGCTTTCCAATCTCCTTTATCATCAATCTTCCACTCTATTTTTTCTGTTGTAGGAGTGTTTAGGATCTCAAATAAGGTGCTTAATGCTGTTTTGGTAAGGTCTATATTGTTTAATTTTCCGGCCTTGAATTGGGCTACATTATAGCGTTCTAGGAGGTCTGGGTGTTTTTCAACTTCCAAAAGGAATTGAGTTGTCTTTAATTGGTGTTTTACACAAGATTGATATAATGCCTCGTCATAGGTTTCTTGCTCTTGAATTATCACTCTGCACACTTCTCTCTTGGTCTGTACATCAACATTATCCCATATAGTAGACATCTTTGCTGCTTTAATCTTTGAAACACTTATATTTGCTGCTGCATAACTCATTGATTAGGATTTATATTTTACTTATATATTAAAAATCATAGTTTAGAAAAAGAATTAATTTTTTTAGTATGTTGAAATGATTTTATCTAACAAAATTTATTTCTATTATTTTCTGAAATTATATATATTAAAAATCATAGTTTAGAAAAAGAATTATTTTTTTTAGTATGTCTAAATGATTTTATCTAACAAAAGAATTAAAAAAAATAGTATGTCTAAATCATTTTATCTACCGCAAGCGGTCTGCTCCGCAGTAACAAAAAACTAAAAGACATAAAAAATCCCCTAAAATTATTATTTAGGGGATCGATAATAAAAGGGGATTTATTTTAGAAATTAATTCCATTTGCTTTCATTACTTTCAAAAAGGCCTTATCAGATGGAAGTGCATAGGCACCAATCTGCCAATTGCCATTATCAATTGTTGTGAATAGTAATGTTTGGTCTTTAGTTGGATTTTGTGAGTCCAAGTTAGCAAGAGCAGCAGTCAAGATTGGACAAGTGTTCAGTGTTGTTAATGTATATCCTAAATCTCTGATAAGTCTACCAATTGTTAAGTCAATAAAGTTGGCGTGAAGAATCTGAATGTTTGTTAAGTTTTTCATAATTTTATGTTTTTAGTGTGTGTTATTCTGATTTTGTTATACAAAGATAAGGACTATTTTTCAATCCACCAAATAAAAATGTATTTATTTTCAATTAAACTGAAATTATTTTTACACCTTTTCTTACTATTTCAGTCCAAGTATAATTGTATTGATAGTTTTATTGGTAGAATACATTTTGGAGCGATTAGATAGTCCAAATTTCAATTTAATATATTCAAGTGGAACTACATGACTTGTAAAAATAATACTTAAAGAAATGATACTTAAAATCAATTTTAATAAATTGTAATCCATTTTGTTATGATTTATTTTTATTATATATTAAATTTTTTGGGTTGGAAATAATTTATGCTTTAAAAAAGTAGGGGTTTACATTTTTTTTTTGTTTACATCTCCTATAACCCTTATTTTTATTGGAAAATGTTGAATGTAAATGTAATGTATTTTAAAAGTCTAAACTTTGAATATAAAATACATAATCAATATTAAATAATAGAGAGAGTAATATTTATTATATATATATATTATATAATATTATATACATTATATACATATTTACATTTTACCACACTACCACTACAAAAAAAAATGTAAACCCAATTTTTAAGTTTACATTCATTTACATTTTTAGCAACATACTTATCAACCACCAAATCCTTTTTTCATTTTTTCATTTATTTTTTCTTCTAAATTATTTTTTTGTCTTTTATCATACCATATTTTACTTACTTCTTCATTATTACCATCATTTAATTTATCAGTAGTATACCCTTTAAATACAAGTTCCTCTCCATTAGGAAAGAATCTCTTGACAACATTATCATCATCTTTCTTTATAATATTTTTAACATCATCTATATTACTTATTCTACAATAATAAGAAAAACCCTTTTCAGTTCTTTTTCTTTCTATACCAATTTTTTTAAGTATTTTAGATATATTAATATTCCTATACCCACTTGTAAAATTATGTGATGGGTATATATCTTTCATTATTTCTAATATAGATGGTATAGTCATAATATTATCTGGGTCTTTTTTAACACAATCTCTTAAATATATTTCATCTATATTAATAATTCTATTAGTTTCAGCAACAAGATTATGTAATTTATGGTCTATTTCATATTTACCTTTATACCATCTTTCTCCTTTTTTATATTCATTATACATAAAACCCCAAACTTTATCCATATATTCATTAGTAAATTTTTTATAATATTCATCATACATAATAACTCCACTTAATTCAAGAACTAAAAATCTAACACCACCTGTAAGGTCACTAAACATTTCATCTTCATTTGTACAAGCAATAAATGAACTAACAACTTTATGTGAATTAGTTTCAGTTCCATATGGGTCTCTATATGAAATAGAATCTTGTGATGATATTTTTTTAATAGTTTCCATACTTCTATTATTACTTGCTTTTAATTCATCATCAAATATAAATGGGTATTTCCTTAATTTCATTAAGTCATCCTTATTATCAGAAAAAGATGAAAAATGAAAATCTTGTGTCATATATTTTCTAAAATTTTTCAATAATATATTTCTAACTAATGTTGTCTTACCAACATCTTGCGCTCCTTTAATAACTAAAAATCTCTTATATCTATTATCTTCTTCAAAGACATTACTAAATGTACCTAATATCCAATTCTTTATATACATATCTTTCATTGATACATCTGGTAGTGGGTCTTTAATAACTAACCAATCAATAAATTCATTAATATATTTATTATCTTCTGTTTTAATACTTTCTAAATAATCTAAAAATGTATTTGTCTTACCAATATTACCATTAAATAAATAAGCAATTATATCTGTTTTGGTAATACCTTGAAATATACTTTTAGTGATAGTATAAACACTATTTAATACATAGTCAGTAATTTGTTCATCTACCCAATTGATATCATCTATACTATCTTTAAATGAGAATGTGATACTTTTAACACCAGTTATTTCATCTATTTTTACTTTAATGTTTTCATTGAACCAATCCCTTATAAAATTTTGTTCTACTTTAATAACTTTATTTTCTTCATTTGATAATTCAAGTCCTAATCTATCTTTGGCATATTTAACTAACATATAAAGATATAGTTTATAGTTTTTAGATTCATCATTAAAAGAAGATATAAGAGAATATATTTGTTTTTCACACCCATCTACATTATAATCATTTATATCTAATTGTGAAAATTTATGGAATTGTGAAATAATCTGGTTATCATATTTATAAATACTACATAAGAACCAACCAAATAGGATCCAATTATTATAATTATTACCATCATTATTAAATGATTTTGCTAAAAAATCTTTTAATTCTATATTATTTGTAAATAATATTTCATATATTCTATCAACTACATCTATTTTTACTTGTTTAGTATCAATGAATTTTTTAGTAATTTTTAGTTTAGTTAAATCTGGTTGAATATCAAATGTTACAGCAGATGGATTATATTTAACATTTGGGTCATGACAAATAAAACTACATCTATTAATATCTTTTGTTTGTTCATCAACTACCAAACCATAGTTATCAAAATAATATTTTTTTAAATATTGAAATACTTGTTCTTTTGTATAAGTTATATTTTTCTTAATATCATCAATATAATCTTTTTTAAACCTAACAAACATTTTTATACCATTACCAGATGGGGATATATAAGCAACTAATGTATGTTGGTCATTAGTTAATAATTCCATATAATGTTCTAAATTATCTACATGGTCAAAATCAATTGAATATAAACCTGTTATTTGTGATATGTTATCAGCCTTTCTACTATTTGGGTTGTTAAATAAAGCACCAACAATAACTGCTTTAAAATCTCTGTTCTTAATATCTACTAATTGTTTCTTTAATTGATTTTTCTTTTTTATATCTTCTTCTTTTTCTATTGAATCTTCAAAACTTTTTTTAACTATTCTATAATTCTTTGTATTTACTTCTATTCTATTAGATTCATAACCTTTATCAAAACCACTTCTTATCTCTTCTACTACTTCCTCAATACTACTTTGTGTAACAACATATTCCTTACTCAACACCAAATCAACCATACTTACTTTTTCCATTCATATTTTCATTATTTTTTATACTTTTTCAAGTTTACTTAATTCTCTTTGTTCCTTTTGAAACAACTTAAACATAACATATTCAAGTGGTACTAACACACCATATTTTTCAACACCTTTAATATCTCCATCTTTTATTTTTTTCATCATATATTCATATGTTATACCAAGTATTTCAGCGGCATCATTTACCTCTACATACTTACCATGTGTTTTAACAATCTTATCTTGAATGTCTTTTTCTGTTTTCATAATTTAATTTTAATTATTTTTTAGTTTATTTTCATAATACTATATATATAACTTTTAAACTCAAAAGATTATTTTTATGATATTTTTTTTATTATT